GTATTATGATATTTGTATTAATAAACTACCTCCTTTAAGTAGTAAGGATGATTATGATGTTATTATGAATAGAATGAAATCATTATCTTGTATTACTAGTGATATGATAAAAATCATGGAAAAAGGTATTAAGGCAAAAGTATTTATGAATAAATTAGTTATACAAAGTTTTCTTGATAAATCACGTTCAATATTAGATGATAAAATTAATCCTAAAAATGTTCCGAGTACTATTAAATCACAATTTGTTAAAGCAATTCAAAAATGTATTATAGATAATATTAAACGATTAAATACTTTTGTCACAAATGAATATTTATCATATTGTATAGATAATATAGGATTATGTGCTTATTCGGGTGGAAAAAAATATTATGAATTACTTTGTAAACAAGAAATACTTCCTAATCTTACTCCAGAGGCAATACATCAGTTTGGTATAAAAGAATTAAAACGTGATTTAGCACTCAAAAAAAAACTTGCTGATAGAATAGGATGTGAAGACATAGATGATTATATGTACAAACATAATAAATACTTTAAAACATCAGATGAAATCATGAAATTATTAGAGAAACAAAGAAAGAATCAACATTCTAAATTAGACAAATTATTTTTTCAAGATATTGATAAATTATATGATATAAAACCTATTGCTGAATATAATATGAATATGACTGCTTATTATATTGGACCTGATAAGGGTAATAAAGGTATTGGAACATTTTTTATGAATGTGATGAAACCAGAGAGAATTAGTCAATATGAATTATTAGTCCTAAGTATCCATGAAGGTGTACCGGGACATCATTATGAAGGACAACTTCTTTATAAATCTGATAAATCTGATTATGTTAAAAACACACTTTATTCCGGATATTCTGAAGGATGGGGATTATACTGTGAATCACTTTATGAATATACTAATTGGAAAGAATATTATTATTCATTACAATATCGTATTGAAAGATCATTGCGTTTAATAATAGATACAGGTATACATTATTATGGATGGAATTATGATAAATGTTTTGATTATATGAAACCATATTTTAAAAATGAATCTGATGCTTTTATTGATGATCAAATACTTAGATATTCAGCAAATCCTGTTCAAGCATTAACTTACAAAATAGGTGAACAAGTAATATTATTTCTAAGAAAAGAATTTATGAAAAAGAATAAAGATTTAAAAGCATTTCACAAAATTATTTTGGATATTGGACCGTGTCCTTTAGAACTATTAATTGATAAATTCAGAGAAAATATTATGTAATTCACCAAACGACGTTAATATTATCTTTCATAATCTGTTTTGAATTTTCTAATATTTTTTTATCTAAATCTAAATTCTCTGAGTTAATTATATCTGCTAATTCTTGTTCGATACAATCTGTATATCCAACGACATAACAATTATATTTATCTTTGAATAAATCACCACGTTCAACCCATTCTTTATGTAAAATCAATATACAATCTTGATGAATTGCTTCTAAAAAAGTATATTGAGTACCTCCACCATCACCTTTTATGACAGATAAATCTACAACATATTTACAATTATTTAATATATCTCTTTCGTTAAAAGATATTGGTAATGTTTTATCAAATCTACCTCGCCAGTATTTCATAAATTCTTCTTTTAATCCTAATTTTATTAAAGTAAATTGAACATATAATCTATTTTCTTTACCATATATCCATATTTTATTACAATCATCTTTAATTAATGGATTTGCTCTAAGAATATCATGTGTATTTTTATCAAAATCTATTCTATTTATTGATATACATTTATCATTAACATTATTTTTATAAGTTTTAGGATCATATTGATGAAATGGATGATATTTAAATTCAGACTGAATATTATGATTATTTAATAAATTTTGTTTGACTGCCTCACGTATAGTTATCACATTTACTCGTTTTAAAAATTGTTGGACTGGTTCACTTTTAAAATCATTTGGATCATGCATAACTATAGTTGTATTATCAGGAAATTTATCTAAATATTGATAAAAATGTTTATCTAATGCTACTATGAGAATATTACCACGTTCAACAAGATTATCTATAGATACATTTTGATATTTAACGCCATAACCAAAGTTTCTCTGATTTTTTTCAGTCTTATTCGATTTTGATATTTTAAAAAGAGGATAATTATATTTAAGTGATAAATGTGCTGTCATTGTGACCCAACCACCGAATGTAGGAGTCGCCAAGTATGCTAAATTATATCCCATTTATATAAGAAAAGATAAAATATTTTAAAAAAAATCGTATTTTTCAGTTAATTGTATTTTTTTTATATTCGCACCACCTGATAAATCATTATTAGATGTTTTATGCGTTGATTTTACTTCAGATTTATTATTATTTGCTGAATTTATTTTTACATTTAATGATTCAAAAAATTCATTTATACTGGTAGATTTAGATGAATCTTCTTTTTTACTGGATGACTTGGTAGTATCTTTAGTAACTGATTTTTCATCAGATTTTTCATCTGATTTTTCATCTGATTTTTCAACCGGTTTTTCTTCTTCAACTTCATCTTCTTCTACTTCATCGTCTTCTACATCTTGTGATATAATCATATCAGTAGATTCATCGTTCTCTATTAAATCACTATCTTCATCATCTGAAATATCTTCAGCACTGTGAAGTAAATCCTCATTTTTATTTTGGAATGTTTCAATCATATCTACTGTTTCTTTTTCTAATAATTCTTCTTCTAATAATTCTTCTTCTTCTTCTTCTTCTTCTTCTTTTTGTGAAGATTCAATTTTATCTATTTTAAATTCTTTAGTTTTATCTTTACTTTTTTTAACTTTTACTTTTTTAGATTCTTCTATAGTTTTATGATGTAATTCTTCCACTGTACTAAACTCTATTTGTTTTGAAACAGGTTTTAAATCATTAACATAATTATTTCTTTCTATATTTTCTAATAATAATTCTCTAATACTATTACTTAAACCCATATCTTAATATAACATATATAATAATTTAATGGAACAATTTTATGAAAAAGATAAAATCGAAGTTGGTATTGATGAAGCTGGTCGTGGTTGTTTGTTTGGTCCCGTATCAGTTGGTTCTGTAATATGGCCACAAGTTGAACCAGATAATTCTATAATTATTAGAGATTCTAAAAAAATGACTGATAGACAAAAAAATATTGCTTATGACTATATCATGAAAAACGCCATAGCAGTATCACATAAGTTTATTCATCATGATGAAATTGATAGAACAAATATATTAAAATCAACTATTAGAGGAATGCATCTTTGTCTCGATGATATTACAAATAGTCATAGTATTGATACTATATTAGTAGATGGTAATCAATTTGATTTTTATTGTGATTGTAATGATAATTATATTGATCATAAATGTATAGTTGAAGGTGATAATAAATATCGTAGCATTGCTTGTGCTTCTGTAATAGCAAAAGTTAATAGAGATAATTATATAAAACAACTATGTGAAGAAAATCCTGAGTTAAAAGAATATGATATTCATAATAATAAAGGATATGGAACTGCACGACATTTAGCAGCTATAAAAGAAAAAGGTATTACTGAATGGCATCGTAAAACATATGGTATTTGTAAAGAATATTGTTAATCTAATTAAATCTTTTATCTAGATTATGTATATATACAGGAGTTTCTTTATTATCTGATGTCCCAATTACCATAGTTGTAGAACCAGGTGCTGAAACACCAGATATAAATTTATCTTGACTGGGTATAACTATTTCTTTTTCTTGACTTATAAATCCTATTGATGGTGTATGTGATGATAAAACTGCAGGAAGTACTTGTTGTATATTTTTAGAAGTATCTTTACATTTAGATATTTTCTTATCCCTTAAAGGATTATTTAAATATATATCTTGAAAATATTTTCTTCTAGGATGTAAATATTTATTATTTGATGAATCATTTTTTAAAATATTATCTTCCATTTCTTTAATATTGTCTAATAAATATAATATTAAAAGTATTATAATTATTAATATTATGGTATTATTATTAAACTTCATATATAATAATAAATATTTTAATCAAAATCAATTATTACTTTTTTCTTTATACAAACTATAAAATATTGATAATTTTTTACACCATTTACATATTTCTCTTTTAATTTAAGATTATAATCCATATATTTAAGAAATTGTCTTAAAATTGTGATACATTTTTTTTCATCTATATCATTTAAATATATTTTTGATTTACATGGGATATAATAAACTTCTAAACGATTTTTTAATTTATTCATGGCATCAATTATATCAAGATTTAATAAATCTTGCTTTGTGAAATAAAAATTCGGATCATCTAATGATTCTATATCAAATATCTTTAATAAATCACTAATAATATATCGATCCGGATTTCTACGAAATAATTGATTTTTAGAAGTCATATATATTTTAAGTTAAAATAATTATAAATATTAATAATATATATAAATGGATAAACTCATAGATGATAAAGTAAATGTTTGGAATGTGATCGATACATATTTTAGGGATGAACCATACTATAAATCACAACATCAGGTCGATTCATTTAATGAATTTATATTTTCACAAGAAAATGGTATTCAACATATCATTAAAAGAGAAAATCCTCTACAAATATTTAAAGGTGATTCTGGTGGCGGTAATTTTAAATATCAAATCCAAATTTATTTCGGTGAAACTTTAAATGAAGAAACAGGTGATATTGTTGAAAATATAGAAAATATATTTATATCATCACCTATCATATTAAATGAAGGTGATTCACGATATATGTATCCTAATGAAGCACGTCTAAAGAATTATACTTATAGATCAAGTGTTTTTTGTAATATTGGGATCAAATATATATTTAATGATAATTCATTCATTGTTAAGAATTTTGAAAGATTAAATATTGGTTTTATCCCAATTATGATACATTCTAAATTATGTATATTAAATAAATTAGATTCTGTAAAATTATCTGAAATGGGTGAATGTCCTTTCGATCAAGGTGGATATTTTATCATAAATGGTAAAGAAAAACTTGTCATATCACAAGAATCTAAAATTAATAATATCTTATATGTGGTCAAATCAGGTGATGATTATGAAGGATATATTAAATCTGTATCAACCAAAGGTTTTCAATCATCAAGAAGTAATTATATTTATTATTCTGAACAAAGTTACAGAGCAACTGTTAATGATGAATTAGTTTATAAAAGAGATAATTTATTCACTGTCAGAATAAAAGGATTTGCTCATGAATCAGGTAACGATATAAATATTCCATTATTTATGTTATTTAGAGCATTAGGTTTTAATTCAGATAAAGAAATTTTATCACATATTATTTATGATTCAGATAATGATTCATTACAAAATAATCTTTATTTACTCTTGTTACCATCGATTAAACATTCACAACCCATTTATAAACAAGAAGATGCATTTTATGCTCTTTCATTTAATACTAAAGGTAAAGAAATTATTAATGTCATAGATATATTAAATAATAATTTATTTCCTAATTATGAAGATAATCTATATATGAAAGGAGTATTTCTTGGATATTCTATCAGAAAAATTCTATTAACTAAAATCGGATTATTAAATCCTACTGATAGAGACTCTTATTCTAATAAAAGAATTGATTTAGCAGGTTCATTATTATTAGAATTATACAGAGAATTATGGGGGATATTTAAGAAAAATTTATCAATAAAATTAGATTATGAATTTAAATCATTAAATAAGTCTTTAATGAGTGATGAGAAAAATATAGTTAATATAGTTAATGATAATAATCTTAATGTGATATTTGATAATAAAACTATGGATTCAATAACTAAATCATTTGGTGCTCGTTTTGGTACAGCTATTTCATCTAGACAAGGTATTGTTCAGGATCTTAATAGAAATTCTATGTTAGGAACTTTATCACATACAAGAAGATTATCATATCCATTACCTGCCGGATCTAAATCAATTGGTCCACGTAAACTTCATAATTCACAATGGGGATTTGTTTGTCCTACTGAATCACCTGATGGTGGTAATGTCGGTATAATTAATCATTTATCTATTATAGCTAAAGTAACCACTAATATATCTGAAACAGGTATTATAGAATGTCTACAAGATATTAATATATTATCTATTAATGATACTGTAATTAATGATTTTTATAATAAAACTAAAATATTCTTAAATGGTCGTATATTCGGTTTGCATTCTGATCCACAATTTCTTTATAAATATCTTAAATTATTAAAATTAAATAGTATCATAAATATAAATACTTCTATATCATGGGATATTAAATCAGGTGAATTTCATATATTTACTGATAGCGGTAGAATTATCCGTCCTGTATTTTATCTTAAAAAAGACAAAGATGGTAATAAATATAATGAATTAATTAATAAAGATTATTCATTTATTGAAACATGGAGCAAGGCGATACATGGATTAATGTATAATGAAAAACCTGATATTACACCATATGATACAGAATATCATAGAGATATTTTAGAAGAAATAAAAAAGAAACCAGATTTTATGCGATATTTAGAAGATAATGGTGCTTGTATAGAATATATTGATTCTATCGAAAGTGAAAATGCTTTTATTGCTAAAGATATATATTCAGCATATGATATAGATAAAAATTATTCACATTCAGAAATTCATTCATCTCTTATGTTAAGTGCCTTATCAGTTAATATTCCATTTTCAAATCATTCACAATATCCTCGTAATGTGTTTTCATGTCAACAAACAAAACAAGCAGTAGGTGTATATTCTTCTGCGTTTAATACTCGTTTTGATATCATGGGACATATTCTTCATTATCCGCAAAAACCAATTATTACTACAAGATTTAAAAAATATACCGATGTTGATAAATTACCATATGGTATTAATGCTGTTGTTGCTATAGCCAGTTATTCAGGATATAATCAAGAAGATGCTGTTATATTAAATAAAACCGCGGTTGAAAGAGGATTATTTAAATCAACTTATTACAGAAGTTATAGTGAATCTGAAGAAGTAGAAAAAGGACAAAAAATATATTTTGCTAATCCTTTATATCAAAAAAATGTTCTTAAAAAAGATTTATCTGATTATAATAAATTAGATGATAATGGTTTTATTAGAGTTGGTGAACATATAACAGATGAAGATGTTATTATGGGTAAATGTTCAAAAATAGTAAATAATAAAGGAAAAGAGATAACTAAAGTTTACGGTGAAAAAATAAAATATGGTACATATGGTATTGTTGATAAAGTTGTTGTCACAAAAATAAATAATGATTTAAGAAATTGTAAAGTTCGTGTTAAGAAAATTCGATCACCCGGAATCGGTGATAAATTCACATCAAGATGTGGACAAAAAGGAATGTGTGGTATGATATTAGATCAACAAGACATGCCTTTCACTAATAGAGGAATTATACCTGATATTATAATTAATCCCCATGCTATTCCTAGTCGTATGACAATTAATCAATTATTTGAGGTTGTTCTTGGTAAAGCATGCTGTATGGATGGATTACTTGGCGATTCCACACCTTTCTTAAACAATGATATTAGTGAATATTTTGATTATTTACAAAAACATGAATTCCAAAAATATGGTGATGAAATTATGTATTCAGGTATTACTGGTGAACAAATACATACTAATATATTTATTGGTCCCACATATTATCAACGATTAAAAATTATGGTAGAAGATAAAATGTATTCACGTGCCACTGGACCTATGCAACAACTAGTAAGACAACCCGCTGCCGGACGAGCACAACAAGGTGGTCTTAGAATCGGTGAAATGGAAAGAGATGCCATACTTGCTTATGGAACAGCAGATTTCCTACAAGAATCTGTTATGAAAAGATCAGATGCTTTTAAAGTAAAAGTTAATAAAACTAGTGGTATGTTATCTGATAGTAAGAATGATAAAAATATATGTAATGTTGAATTACCATATTCATGTAAATTATTTATGCAAGAATTACAATGTATGTCAATTGTTCCTCGTTTAATAGTAGACGACGGTGATGAAAAAAATATACTCAATGAATTATTTGAAAAAGAAGAAATAGAATATTCAGATGATGATGATGGTGATGAAGAAGGAGAAGAAGGTGGTGATTAGATATTTAATTTTTCCATCTGTGTAAATGACGTCCTTTATCATTTACTAAATAAAATTCTTCTTCCCTCTTTTCTGTAATCAATCCACACCATCTCTGTTCTTTTGTTTGGTGTCTGCTACAATATTTTGTTCCATTTATTTTATATCTTGTACATTGACCACCTAAACCTCTGTTTAATCTTCTAGCCATACA